TGCCATTGTTGTTGGGCTTGGCGTTGTTACCGCCGTTCGCAGCACGAGCCTTGTTAATGGCGTCGGTCGCTAATTTGAGGGCAATCTCACGGAGCTTCTTGGCACCGTTGTTGAGAGCATTGTTCGCGGGCTGGTTATTGTTAGCCATAGTCGTAATATACTAATTAGTAAGATTATTTTTCTTCATACCTTTTTTTTTCAAAACATTTTTTAATTCAGTCATAAGTGCCGCGCGTTTGGCATTTACGGCAGGTTTCCTGGGTGGTGGAGGTGGAGGTGGAGGTGGAGGTGGTGGTACACCACTGGGACGCATTGTCATTTGAGGACCTGGACCCACAATAGTTCTACATACCCGAATAACTTGCTGAGCATTTTTGACACTATTCTCAAAATTCAATCTAATTTTGGCGCGGAGTTCCTTAGCAGTAAGTTTGACCCGCTTTCCACGGACATCCTTAGTAACTCGTAGACCCGCCTTCTTGGCCTTTTCCTTCAGATCTTTGTACTGCATGTTACTATAAACAATTATTTTTTAAAGAAGATGAAATATTCTTCACTTCCCTGACTACCATCATTGACATGTTTAATACCTCGGACTGGGTTATTGATAGCTTTAGTAAATCCCATTTGACGACCTATCATTGATATATGAGAGGGTGGTAAGAGGTACATACTATGTCCATTTGTTGTAAGTTTTTTATTTTTAGAATGTTTTTTCAACCCCAACGGTACGTTATTTCCGACCATCTTACTTACATCCCAATCACTGGGCCAATTATTACTTTTTATAGGGTAAAAAGTTTCGTTATATCGTACCCAGTTTGAAAATATACTACTCGTCCACCACGAACTATATACGAGACTGGGGTAAAGTACATTACAATGCCCTCTTTTATCGGAACGAATGTGTAAGTCTGTATTTGATGCAGTCTGGTCACACCCGTCACAGATGTTATTAGGATCTACACCATGAAAAATAAATGTCCCACCGGGCTTGAGCCAACTGTACGCGTTTTGAATCAACTTTTGAGTTTGATTTGTGTATTGTCCAGCTCCATACATACACGCTATTACATCATACGATTCATTTCTCCATGCTTCACGATCAAGGTAGTTACCCTGAACTATATTTAATCCAGGGTTTTTAGAACGTGCTACAGATATTTGGTTGAATGATAAATCCATACCAGTTATAACGGAATCTGGCCATATATCTTTCCACAGATTTAAGTGGTTACCCGTACCACATCCTAAATCTAAAACACTTTCGGGTTGAGTATTCACGTTTTTGGAAATGTATAGTACTTCAGATTTGTATCTCTTTTTATCATACCAAATCACGTCATATAACTTAGAATAGTCTTCGTTATATGTATCTTGACATTTGTGATTACTTTGTACCATATAAAAATAAATCAAACTGAGTAAAACTATGAATACCACAACCATCTACAATCTCACAATAAATATAAAATTTAAAGATAACGAACTCATAAGTCATAAGATGGGTGATGTTAATGAACTAAAAATTATGATTAATCGTGTACTTCTCCCGAGAATACGCCAACTTGAGAACGAGGTTTCATCTTTGAGAAAACATACGTGGCCATATGTACAAGCTCGTAAGGAACATAACGAACTCGATGATATGGAGGCCAAGATACAATTTTTCAAAAATCTGGATGATGAGACAATTAAGGAACTTTTAGAAATCAAGTCCAGACTGCGTAGAGGTTCGAACCTCCAGCATAGGGAATTTGATATGATTACATTTAGAAATCTAGAAAACAATTTCTGTTAATACTGTATACGATGAACACAGTAGCGTTATCTAGCGCTTCATCTACTTCAGCTGGTGTAGTAATTTCAATAATAGTGATGACGTATTTAGCTGAAATGGATGGCTCGTTACCAAAAATAGCCTTAGCATGCTGCGCGTGTTCAACTTGCTCGGGTGCGATTAGAACTATACAGTATCTCTTACATGGTGTAGCTGGTATCAAGACATATTACCAGATACAGGAATAAAATCTCAGACTACATTAAATCACTCACAATGGGTGCCGCAATGTCTTCTCTTTGGTTTTTCATCAGTCCAATTCCTGATGTATCAAACAAGGGTAAGTTCAAACAGGTTTCGTCATTCATGATGTCTGTCAGCTGTATGTTTACGATGCTCCTACTCTACTGGGGTAAGCAATTCTATGATATGCACCCTGGATTCCCCGTTCCATTCCCACCATGGTTCTTCCCAGGTATGCTAATACTTATGTGTAGTTGCTGCTGCTCAACCCTCAAACTTATGGGTCAGGCAAATAAAGCCCTGAAGCAGCGATAAATTAGAAGAAGTTATCGGTGCGATACATCTTAACCCCAAATGAACCAGTCTTACCAGTTATTGAGACTGTTTCATTTCCATATAGCTCCTGACATCCTATATCCTCCATACAGTCCCTGGCATTGTGACTTACTGGAATTGGGTAGATTTGTTGCCCGGGTGTAGTCGTGTAGTAATGATACCTATCGCGTCTGCCACGAACCTCTTTACCATATAATGGCATAGTGGTTTCACCTGGACCCGTCAATATTCCCATTTGTTGCATTTGCCCCGGTTTATACTTTTTGATGGGTGGTCCCCTAAACTCTGGTTCACGGCGCACACTTACTGGGCGAGGTGTTAGTGGAAGTTGAGGTTGAGTTGGAACTTTCACAACCCTGGGATTATACCACATGTAAACGAGAGCAAGTACTAATGCAATGAGGATACCCGAAAGCATTTGAGTTTTCGTCTTGTTCTTCATTTATTATACTTAAGGAAAATCTTTCCGATAAAGGTATGAAGATACTAGCAATAGACATTGGGTATCACAATATGGGTCTAGTTTTAGCTGAATCTTTAACTGGACCAAAGATTGTAGTTGAGTATATGAAAAAGGTAAGTTTGGAAGACTATAAGTATCTAAAGACCAATGACTTTGTCGACTTAGTTCCTTTATTTGTAGAAGATCATCAACATCTATTTGATGCGGCTGAGAAGATACTCATAGAGAGACAACCTCCGGGTGGATTTACGAATATTGAAATTCTTTTACATTACATGTTCAAAGATAAGGTTAAACTTGTTTCACCTGTGAGCATGCATACACATTTTGGTATAAGGCATTTAGACTATGAAGAACGTAAAGAACGGACTGTATCGCTAGCCCAAAAATTTTTAAATGAGGACATTCCGTATGAAAGGAAGCATGATATAGCTGATGCCATGTGTATGATCATGTATGATAACTTCCATTGTACAACCCATATATTTGATCGTTTTAGGTATCGTCCACCTTCTTTAACAACTTGAGTTCATTATTCATAATAATGATTGAATTCTTGATGGCTTCCATTGCGGCGAACATTTCATTCGTGTTTCCACGGTCAATGAAATCTTGAATATTTTTTAGGTTATGATCAATTGACTCTTTACTGAGGCGAGCATTGTCTTCAATTTTCTTCTTCGTTTCCTCAAGACGAGTTATTTTATAGTAAATTGAATCACGGTCACTCATAAACGAATGTGTTAAACTTTTGATGTCCTTTTTGATATCATCTTGATGTTTATAAAGTTCGACACGGGGAGTTTTGGATCGCCCCTGATCAATATCCTTTTGGATCTCATGTATCTTAACAGAAAGCAAGTCCTTTTCTTCGTTAAATGTGGTGAACTTTTCCTCTACTATCTTCTCGAGACGACCAATTTCTTCTTCAATTTTGGTATCCATTATATGATGTGGACAATTTATTTTGAAAATAATCTGTGCACATAATAAATGCCGAGTGCTAAGCAACTTCAGGATGCGCGTAAAAAGTTAAAGGCGACTCCTAAACCCAAGGGTAATTCACCTAGGATACCTTCTGCGGCTCTTCTCCGTATCATTAAAGCGGATCCCAAGATCAAGCGCAATAAACAGTTTGTGAAACGTGTTCGCGAGCTAATTAAGAACGGTAAGTAATTACACCTTTCCAAATGTAATTTTCTTACCATCCCAAACCTTGAATACATCTCTGATTATGTTATCAAAGTGACCTAGGCGATATTGAACTATACCCCAAAGGACAAAGAACACAGTCTTTGTGAGATGGTTTATTTCGTTCTCTTCCATTTTATAGATAGGACCCACAACCCTACCCATAAAAGTCTCTTCCTTCGCTTGCCCCGTAATAGCCATTTCTGCTTGAGTTAGTGCACATGTGTCATCATTTACACTCCAATGATAAAAAATAAATGGAATTAAAATGGAGTAAAATTCTAAACTCCGCCTGTCATTGGTAAAGGGTACAACTAGGATACCTACAAGAAAAATAAGATGAATCATAAATATAATATTCATCCTTAATATAAGATGAGTGAAGAAATTAATATGGAAGAAACGTGGAACGAGTATCACGAAAATATACTTCGCCAATGGGGTGAGTCCTCTGCGTGTTACAGGTATATGCACCATAGAGCGTTTCTCATGTTCAAAAAATTGTCTCTTCGCTTTAATTTACCGGTTATTGTACTTTCAACAATAACAGGAACGGCTAATTTTGCCCAGTCCACATTACCGCCGAGTATTCAACCAGCTGCACCATCTATAATTGGTGGTTTAAACCTTGTAGCTGGACTCATAGCCACGATCATGCAGTTTTTGAAAATTCAAGAACTCATGGAAAACCATCGTACAGCTGCGTTAGGTCATGGTTCTCTATCGCGTAACATTAGGTTACAATTGGCTTTACCCCGTGATGAACGTAAGAAAGAGGGTCTCAAATTTGTTGAGGAATGTAAAACTACGTACGACAGTTTACTAGAACAATCGCCACCTATACCCAAGCACATTCTGCTCAACTTTGAGAAAGACTACCCAATTGATGGTATATTTACCAAACCAGAAATTCTAGATGTGCGACCAATCCCATTCTTAAAGCCACCTAAGACTACTACACCTATACGGGCTATGACCGAAGATACTCCATTTGAGAAGATCGGTAGAATGCTTTCACCTACTGAGGAGGAAGGGGAAGAAGAGGAGGAAGAAGTTGAGATTGAAGAGGAAGAAGAGACAGACGTCGAACAAGGTACACCAAAAGAATAAACATTAAGAGATTGGTAAGGATTGCGGATACAATGAATGGTAAAATTTTCCTTCTTAAAGGTTTTACGATTCTATCATGTAGTGCGTCATTTTTGAGTACCAAATCTATGGCCTGATTAGTAAGATCATCGATGGATTCCTTCATTAAAATAGTCGAGCAAAAAAAAAGACCAGTTGTAGCTACAATCCATGAAAAAAGGATAGATCTGATTCGTAGATATATTCGTGAAGGTAAGAATGTGTTTATATGTGGTCCAATCGGTGTGGGTAAATCGTTTATATTAGAAAGAGTTCTAGAAGATACGAATCATATAGAATTGCTACCCCACCATTTAAAACGTGATTCACATTTTTTACCATTTATTAAACCATCAACAAAACATGTATTCATAGATAATTACGATAGTGTTTTCAAACCCATCATAGAACAAGTTTCAGATGGTAATAAACTTACACGAGGATCTTTGATTGTGACGACAACTACGATGTGTATGTATCCAAACTTTGAAACTGTTATAATTCCTAAACACAAACCCGATGTTTTACTATCCCTAACTGATAATCAGGGGAGGGAGGCATATGAAGCAGCAGTTAGATCCCAGGGAAATATTCGCAACTTCTTCACATACTTGGAAGGTTATGATGAAATGGATGAGTTTAAAACCCCTAAAGAGTTCATAGCTGACATTTTGAGTGATTCGGGATCTTTAGAAATTTTAGACTCTATAGCTGAACATGGTCACATGTGGGACATCTTTCAAGAAAACTACATCGACTCAAAGGGTGTGGATGTACTGAAGTGTACAAACTCATTTTCTCACGCTGATGTATTCGATACGTATATATACCAGTCAGGTAACTGGAACTTGATGCCCTACTTTGTGTTACACGCATTAACTGTACCCAAGTCAGCTCTAGGAGAACCTTTGAACCGAGATAAGATACGACCTGGCTCGTGTTGGACTAAGTTAGGAAACTACAAAATGAGGAAACAAAAATTCTCAGAAATTCGTAAAAAATCAAGAATGGGTTTAGGGGTTGAAGAATTGTGCCTATTAAAGAAGTATGCAGAAAATGGGGATTTAGAACCCTTACTTGAGTATAAAATAACTCCTCAAGACTTTGACGTCATTAATCATCTTGCTGTCGGAAATGGCTTAAAATCAAAGGACGTAACAAGAGTAAAGAAAGCCTTGAAGAATGCCTACGACCGAAGATGAAACGAAGGAACAAGAGGAGAATGACTGCATCAAAGTTATTGGTAACGAGTTGTTGTTCTATGGGGATGTAGACAGAGAAAATACTCTCGAGTTTGTCGAAAAATTCAAGAAGCTTGAAATTGATCTCATGAAAAAGGCTGCGGAACTTGTTGGGTATGAGCCAATGATCCGTGTTCATATCATGAGTGAAGGTGGTGATGTATATGCTGGTCTAAACATGATGAATGTTTTGGAACGATCTCGTGTCAAGGTAGTCACTATAGCTCAAGGAGCCTGCTGTAGTGCAGCAACCTTTGTACTTCTTGGGGGTTCTGAGAGGAGAATGGGGAGGAACGCATACCTTCTCATCCACCAAATCAGCACAGAAATGTGGGGTAGCTTCAATGATCTCAAGCATGAATTGAAGTCAACAGATAAACTTATGAAAATGCTCAAGGATATGTACCTCTCTAAGACGAAGATTCCTGAAGCTAAATTCAAATCCTTGATGAAAAAGGATATCTATCTACCCCCAGACAAATGTCTCAAGTATGGAATCGTTTCCGAGATTGAGTAATCGTCGTGTGACGTTTATATAACCCCAAAATACACAAAAAAATGAAAATTATACAGAAAGTGTTTGCATTCAATGGGATGAATGTGCTTTCTGGAGGCCTAAGTCGTTCCATTCTACCATAATTTACAACCGGTAAATCCGACATCTAATTAAAACTGATATTTTATTATCGTACAATGGAACGCCTTATCAAACAAGACAAACACAACCGCGATCGCTACATTGACATCAAAGTCGAAGACTTGAAGGATGGAACTGCAGACATCGTGAAGATCTCTGGCATTGTTGGGAGTGACAAGTTTTCCGAGTCACGAACCAATGTCAAAACTGGTTACGAAAAGGCTCTCAAGCGTGCTCAAACCATGTGGAACAATGAGCATACTAAGTGCAACCAAGTGTTGCCTATGCTCGCCAACAAGTGGGAAGATCGCCAGAAATACATCTCTGAGCCATTCTACGTTCAACCCAAACTTGATGGTGTTCGCCTACTCGTTTCTAAAGACGGTGGCATCTCAAGAACTGGGAAGATCATCCCTGGAACCGAGGTTCTTGGTAAGGGTCTTGGCCCAGGTCAATACGTTGATGGTGAAGCCTTTGACCCTAACCTCAATTTTGAGGAACTCACGAGTACTTTCAAGACTGACCCTCTGAAGCTCAAGTTCCACGTGTTTGATTTCTTTGATCTCAAAGCTGAAGCCCTCGCCAGGGATAAGATGACCTTCGAGCAACGCTGGGAGTATGTCAAGGATTCTGTCTACAATCCTCATTACGAATATGTCAAAACGACGCTCGTAAAATCCAAGAAGGATCTTCCTCTCATGCATCAGAAGCATGTTGAAGAAGGACATGAAGGTACCATGATCCGTGACCGCTTCAGTGTCTACGAGGTTGGTCAGCGAAGCAACTATCTCCTCAAGCATAAGGATTTCCAGACAGAAGAATATGAAATCATTGGTGCCAAAACTGGTCATGGTAGGGACGCAGACGCTGTTGTTTGGGTATGCAAGACCCAAGATGATCGGGAATTTACCGTCAGACCTGAGGGTACCATCATCCAACGTGAGGAGGACTACAAAAATCGTGAGAAGTTTATGGGAAAGATGCTCACTGTGCGCTTCCAAAACCTTACCGCGATGGGTGTCCCCCGATTCCCTGTGGGTGTTGTAATTAGAGATTATGAATAATGTTTGTAATAAATAAATGAACAGGGCCGCAATTGATATCGATGAAGTCTTAGTAAAATTCCTCTTCCCCATGGCAAACCATCACCGCAAGGTTCACAAAATATGGAGTAAACCCAAATATAGATATGTGTACCGCGAAATATTTGAAGTAGATGAACCAACTTCACAAAAAATGGTCCACGAATTTTACCAATCCAAAGACTTCATGAATCTCACACCTATTCGGGGATCTCAAAAAGCTATGTTCAATCTCAAAGAGCGTTACGATAAAATGTATGTACTCACTGGACGCCAAGATGTGGTTCGAGAAGAAACTGAAGCGTGGATAGATACATACTTTCCAGGTGTATTCGATGACGTCATACTCACAAATAGTTATACACCAAATGAGATACAAAAGGTAGATATTTGCCGAGCCTTGAATATAGGCCTTATCATAGACGACAATAAAGCCATATGTGATAAATGTATTGAAAATGATGTCCGAGCTCTCAATTTTATTGGAGATGAACACGTTATTTATCCTTGGTGTGAAGAGAGTGATATAAGTATCCAAGGGTGGAATGAGGTTAAAACATATAATCGTTAAAAATATATAATGTCAGTTGGACTCGTTTTACCAAGTGTTTTACATAAAATAGGAATCAAAATGGGAGCCGATTTTAAACAATCTAAAAAGTTTCATGTGTCAACTAATTATAAAAGTGCAAAATCGATGATTACTGATATGGATAGACCACGTCAAATAATCACATTACTTCCTACGAAGGCTAAAGATCCCGAAGAAACTTTGGAATCACTCGTAGAGAACATGGGTCCATTAGATATTATTCTCGATTGTATGATAGACACACCCGATCGTATACAGTCTAGATCAGAACTCTGTTTTAAAAATAGCACTCAATACATGGCGATTAATATCACGAAAGAATGTATTTACGTCTCGGGTACGCACATGGCGTACCTAGAAAATAAGAATTTACTACGTAAAATTAATAAAAATGTTAAATACATCGGTGGAATCGAAGAAGTTTAAATCTTATCTTATATAAATGTTTGCACTTCTTTGTAAACCAGTTGTTGTACCAGTTCAGACTGGAAATCCTATCCTCCGTGCGAATGATTGTCGGATAGCCTACGTAAAACCATCTCAAACTCAAGAAGGTAAACTTGAACTTGAGATACTTGAAGCACCTCCAGTGTATATAGGTGCAGATAAGCAAAGTGAAAATTTTTAAAAGGGTGAGACGCTGACTGGGATAAGTGGACCATCAGGGGTCTTTTTCATAAAGATGACTTCATCACATTCACCACCCTTCATAGCCAACTCTGGTTCTCCGCACACCGTTCCAGATTTCTTAAATCTATCACAAGCACCTTTGGTCCTCTCCGCGATATTCATATTTTGGCTGTATCCAATGAAGGTTTTATCGAGTTTACCACTCTCCCTATCTTTGGACGTCACTGTAACTTTCCAACAGTAACTACCAAAATCCCACTGTTTCGTGGTATCAACTGGGGGTGGTGGGGCATCTAAAGTAGATGAAGATAGACGATGATCGAATCTCTTTTTAATGGAAATGATAGGTGAAATTAGAACATTCGCTAGACTCGTCATTACTAATGTTTAGAACTATACTTTTAAGTTATTTTTACAATGATGATACACATTGTAAAAACAACAGTTCTCCTTCTGCCGGGTTTGAACCGACGACCTACAGGTTAACAGCCTGTCGCTCTACCAACTGAGCTAAGAAGGAATGGTCCTCTCTACCTGATTCGAACAGGTGACCCTTGGAACTACAGTCCACTGCTCTACCAACTGAGCTAAGAGAGGATGTAGCTCCCACCAAGATTCGAACTTGGG